TCTAACCACTCTGAGCGAAGAAATTAGACGACTTGACACGCTCAAGCTTCAATCGGAAGAGCTGAAAAAGCAAATAGAGGATTACTACAAGCTTGCCGGACTGCCGGTTGGTGAAGTCCTACGCGGAGGTGCTGGTGCATTTAGAACAGACATCAATCTTGGCCCGGTAGATGATGCCACCAAGAAAACGGAAGAGCTTAAGAAGCGATTTGAAGAGTTGATTGATCCAGTCAACATGGCCGCGACTGGCGCTCAAAACATTGGCAGTGCATTTAGCACAGCATTTCAATCAATCGTCACTGGCGCTCAATCGACCCAGCAAGCATTGGCGGGATTCTTCAAAAGTGTTGGCGATGCTTTTGTTCAAATGGCGACTGAGATTATTGCGCAAATGGTCGTCATGTTCGCCTTTAAAACACTACTCGGCATATTCGGCGGCGGTGGCAGTGGCGGCTTAGACGGAAGCAAATTTGGCGCTGCAGCGTTTGGCTCAAAAAGCTCTGTTTTTGGTGGCTCAGCTTTTGGTGGTAGCGCCGGAACATTCTCAGCTTTTGCAGAAGGCGGCTTCGTCACTGCCCCCACCAGCGCCTTAATCGGAGAAGGCGGCGAACCCGAATACGTCATCCCCGCCAGCAAGATGCGTGGCGCTATGTCCCGTTACTCTGCCGGCGCACGCGGTAGCAGCGTCATCCCTGGAAGCGGCGAAACCGGCACCGCCGACAACGGCATGGTCGCCACAGCCCCAATCGACGTGCGTTACACAGTGGAGCGCATCAACAGCGTTGACTACGTGACCGCCGATCAGTTCCAGCGCGGTATGCAGCAAGCTGCGCAGCAAGGCGCACAACAGGGCGAACAACGCACTTTGCGTAGGCTGCAACAGTCGCCCTCAACCCGTCGCCGTATCGGAGTCTGATGGATTTAGCACTCGGCAACTACCTGCAGTTCACCACGCCGGCAGGCACTGGCGGCTACTACTTTCAAAACTTCTACGTCAACAAAACTGCTACGTATCAAGGCGTAGCATATTCCTTTTTGCCTTTCGGTTTTTCTGGTGTAACAGTCAGCCGCACTGGCGACAACATTGAAGCAACGCTTGTCTTTCCTAATAATGAAATCAGTCGCGCTTGGGCATTGAGCGCGATCGACAACCTGTGGATTGCCCGCGTTACTGTTTTGATCCTCAACCCCGATACGCCCAGTGGCGGCACACTGCTGCATGAATACATCGGGCAAGTATCAACTGGCGCGTGGGATGAAACCAGCTTGCAACTAAAACTGGATACCGTGTTGGATGCCGTTGGCGCCGATGCCCCGATGCGTCGTTTAACCCAGCGACTGATTGGCAACATCCCTGTTAGCGGCAATGTACGCCTGCGCTGATCTGATTGGACTGCCTTATGAACTAGGCGCAGACGGAACAAGTGGCGCCATTGATTGCATCCACATGGTGTATGCCGCATTGGCGGATATAGGCATCCCAACGCCACCGTTCAAGCAGCACTGGTACAACGCCTCATGGCGAGAAGTCGCCCGTGATCTACTTGCGTGGGGTAGGCGCATCCCACAAGCCTCCTATGATGGCGACATCATCCTGTTACATCAGGACCGCAAGGCTTTTGCAGTCACATGGAGCCAAGGCGCCCTTTACATCAATCAGCAGATGAAAAAGGTGGCCTGGTGCCCATTGATCGCGCTGCCGCCGTACACCGTCTTCCGTTACTGCCCTACGAGCGGGAGCTGATTGCCACACTCGGCTGCAGCGAAGACGAATACCGCCAGTTCGTTCAATACGCCCTAAGCAAGGCAGGCATCAGACCCGCCGAATACGACCTAATTCCTGATGTTCGCGCCGATGTAGTTACCGCGCTGGTATCTATTGCCATTGGCCTGGTTTTCCAAGGAGTTGCCTACTTACTTACACCAAAACCAAAACAACAAGCGCAACAGCGTGAACCTGGCAGGATCGAAGGTCAACAACTAGCAAGCGTTACCGGCGCCGATCGCTTTAGCCCCACTTTTGGTTTTGACAGCCAAGCAGAGCTGGCCAGCTACGGCGATCCAATCCCCTTAATTTTTGGGCGTTACACGGGCACAAGTGGTGGCATCCTCGCAGCTCCGCGCTTGGTATGGTCGCGTTCGTTCGCCCTTGGATCACAACAATCAGTCAAGCTGCTGATGGTTGTAGGTGAGCAAGGTTTAGGTGATGGCATCGCCCGTCCAGATCTGAACGGCATTTTTCTTGGCAACACACCACTGGATGCCATCTATAACCACGATTTTGCCTTTTACTGGAAGCGCAACACCAAAGACTTCACTCGCATCAAGGCACAAAACCTTGCCTACGGCACACGGGGCAGCGGATTTGCTGGCGATATTGAAACCCAAGATGATGTGTTTGCTTGCCCAACACTTAACTCCTTAACTGACACCGGTTTCTGTCATTCGTACACACCATCCGCTAATACGTTGTTCGGCGTTTATGCGCCTATCCCTAACGGCACCGACTATCGGGTCAACTGGAAACTGGTGCCCATTCCGCATATACCGGATGAAGGCGACAGGTCTAAAGATGACCCCAAGAATCAAAGATTATTTGAGCGAATCAAAATCGCTGGTGATTACGACATTATTCGTACAAAAGGCATTGGCGCAGCCTACGAACTTCGCAATACTTACGGGCAAATTGGAATTGGTCGCGGTTACGGTCGCGGGCTGGGAGTCACCTCGCTGAATGGGACAGCAGTTACTAGCGGATCAGGCAATACCAATTACGAGCGCGATGTTCGCCAAGCGCGTGTAAACGACACGATTGTGTTCACAATCGGAAGCAATGTTATACCGGAAAACGAATACTACACCGTTGACGAAGACGGCACGATTTATAAAAACACACAGGTTGCTGACATCAACAGCGAAGTAGCAGCAGGACGCCGCGCCGCCGACGATGCCTTACAGATCGGCGAAACAATCATGATTGGGCGCACCGTCTGGGTTGTTGAAACACGCGCTTTACCGCAGTGGACTGAAGGCACTCGACAATCCATCAGCCTTCGCTGTGTCGAAATTTTTGGTGAAGGCATTGGATCGTCTGTAGGACTTGTAAGCGAAAAGTTTATTTCCCGCGTCATATTTAGCGATGACCTAGGCACTAGCAACAACCGAAATGCACTTGGTTTACACGCCGGTCCCAGCTACTACCCGCTCACAAAAGTTTCTTTCGGCTTGGTGCGTAACACACGCGAGTGCGAAGTAACAGAAATCGGCATCCGCTCGCAAGTATGGAACCGCGCCAACGGACTGTGTAATTTCTCCGGTCTTCCCAGTCCCGAATCATTTCGTGATGCAGAAATCAACGGCGTTGCTGTAGAAAGTGGCGTGATGACGCTGTACATCAAACGCAGCGCCGCATGGACAATATGGCTTCGTCCCTCTGGTACAGATTCAAGCGGTAAAGAATATCGCTGGCAGCCATTAGGGGAAAGGTTTTGTGTAACGGGTGAAACACCGCAAGACCAGTTCAACTTCATCCGAATTACGCACCCACAACGCGGGCGATTTGAGTATCGCTTAATTCCGAAAAGCGGCGCTGACGTTGTTCGCCATAGCCCGGAAAACGAAAGCTTCTGGCAACTCAACGCAAAGACGGGCCAAGATTTATCGCAGTCATACTCCACGCCGTACGGCACGTTCACGATTTACTCAAAAGGCCGCTATGTAACACGAAAAGATATCTCGTTCAATCCAGAGTTGCTGTCTGAATCGCAGATCACCCAGCCAGAGCGCCAAGCGACAATTCCCTCAGCAGTAGAAGTCGATACCTACCTTCCCGACCTAGAGGGCGGTGGCGTTCAGGCGGTAGCTGTACGCTTAGCAGAGTTTCCCTGGCTTCCCAACAACGGTCCCGGCAACAAAGCCGCAACCTTAGTAGAGCTATTCGGCAAGCCTTTTCAGTACGGATTAACTGCAACAGCAACACGTACTTTTACCGTCCCCGGCACGAATAAAAAAATTACGATCAAGTTTGATGGTGTTGTTAATGAGTTTTTCCCCGCCGATCACCCATATTTTCCGGGCTGGCGCACTTGGAATTTGAGCGCAATGTCTGTTGTATCCAGCAGCGGCGGTTTCAATACCCTTGAAACTTTTGACGCTGTTGTTCCTGTTACTGCAGGCAACGATCGCGCAACGCCGTATGGATTAACAAGCGTCGGCATGAAAATTCAAGTGTCGCAAACTAGCGGCACTGAACCTCGCGGCATCAAATCAGCCTTCGCGCATGAAGCACTAGGTAATGCCAGCAGCTACCCAGTTGGCACAAAAAGAAGTTACGTGTTCAATGCAACGGAGGGCGGCAAAACGCTTCGCGTCTTAATGACTGGCATTGCGGTAACTGCCCCGGAACGCTTGCGCCAAGACTTCCCCGGCATCACAAATGCTTGGGATCTACTGACCTTCACACCAGTCGCTGAGGGCTCGTCGTTGACTTGGGCAACCGGTCAAACAGCGTTCTTCACAACTCCATCCAGCAATACCAACCCCTTTGCCAGTGCGCTTAGTCAACCCAATGAACAAGTAGGTGTTTCACTGCGTGTTCAAGGTCTAACTACCACTGTTATTCCAGCGCAGGTCACAGCGCCACGTTTGTTTGAGGAAAACAGTCAACTTACCGATGTCAGTTTTTACAACAGCCTCCTAACAAAATCAAACGAAAGCGGCCCAGAGCATGAAATCACCTACGTCAATGAATATACGTCTAACGAGAACGTTCCTAATTACGACAAACTTACCATCGCTGGTTTGGCGTTAAAAGCATCTAGAAATTTCACGTCCATCAATCAACTACGGGTGTGGCTCGCCGACGGCATCTCTGTAACACGCTTTGAGCCTGGCGGCTCGACTAGCACCGGAACCAGCAATTTATTTACCGATTTGGTGTATCACCTGCTAACCGACAAAACCGCTGGTGCAGGCAATGTTGTTTCAGCGGATTTAATTGACAAAACATCCCTGCATACCACGGGTCAGTTTTTAGCAACAAACAGGCTCTTCTTTGATGGCGCGATTGATCAAACTGTCAATATCCGCGATTTTGTAAGCCAGCTTGCACCTTTCTTCCTTTGTAATTTTGTTATCAAAAACGGCAAATTTAGTATCACTCCAGCACTGCCAGTAGATAGCGCCGGTGCAATTTCAACGCAACCTATTCAAATCAAACAATTATTCACATCAGGCAACATTATTGAAGACAGCTTTTCGGTCGAATACCTAAGCACTGAAGAACGTAAAAACTTCCAAGCCTTGATGCGTTACCGCGTGGAACAGCGCAATCAGCTTCCCGAAGAGCAAACGATTGCAGTGCGCTGGAGCGATCTGCCAGAGACAACAACAATCGAATCGTTTGACATGACGCAATACTGCACCACGCGGGAACACGCTTTTACGATCGCTCGTTACTTACTGTCTTTACGCCGTCGCGTAACTCATACGGTGCGATTCCGCACTACGCCTTACGGCATCAACTTGGCGCCTGGTGACTACATCCGCGTAATAACGCAAGCATCGCCTTACAGCTCCGCCAATAACGGTGTTGTGACTGAAGACGGCACAATCACCGCCGTAACACCGTTGGCAGATGGGCGTTACACCGTTTACTACTGGAACGCCAATTTTGACGATCCTTTGACTGAAGAGATGACGGTGGCTGGCGGCAAGGCAATCGAAAGCAAGTTTTTTGGCGCGATCTTTACGCTTGTCAACGCTTCGGTTTCCAGTGGAACCTACTTGGTTGAGCAGCTAACCTTGACTGAGGATGGGCTTGTTGACGTAGTAGCAGCCCACTTCCCAACTACTGCTGCACTCAACAGCATCATGGCGATGGATGTCACCAATCCCGAAGCCTTTATCACGGAGGGTTAATTGTGGCATTTCCAGCGATAGCACCAACATCACGCGACTTTGACCCTGGCAACTGGCCAGTTAAAACGTACAACGCTCAATCAGGCGCAGAAGTTCGGATCTTGTACGGCGACACTCGTACCCAGATGAAGCTGTCCCTCAGCTACGACAACATTACCGATACTCAAGCGGATCTATTTTTGACGCACTACAACGACGTAAAAGGTACATACAACACTTTCGACTTGAGCACAGAAGCAAAAACTGGCTGGGCTGGTACGGCAGCATCAATCGACGCTGGCACAGGAAACAAGTGGCGCTATGCCGACCCGCCACAAATTACCGCTGTTCGTGCTGGACGCAGCTCCGTTAAAGTGAACTTGGTGGGTGTCTTCTGATGGCCAAGGTCTTTACCGGCAAAGATGGGCGCCTACTGCTAGATGGCGTGGAGCAAATCAAGGTAACCAACTGGTCACTGACCGGCAATCTTGAAATGCTGGAAACCACCAGTCTTGGCGACAGTCAACGCACCTACGCGCCAGGCATCCAAGAGTTCAGCGGCAGCGCCACACTTTTGTATTACAACGACGGTACAGGCCGAAATGATGCCGCAACGGCACTCCGTAAAGTGCTGCGCATCTCTGGTGTCAGCGATGGTGACACGGTAGACATGCGGCTACGACTAGTGGAAGGCACCACAAACCATGACGTAAGACTTACCACCTACATCACCAGCGTCAGCTTCGGCGCCAGCGTTGGCGAGGTTACGTCAGCGCAGATCAGCTTCCAAGCAACTGGCGCCTTGACGGCAGTGACGGTGTGACATGGGGATCTACCTTGGCAACATTGGCGCCATAGAAATCACCCGCAAATCATTTGAAGGCAGTAAAGAATCTGTCGTCAATCCCAGTGATGTAAACGCGGCACGCGATCGTTTCAGTTTTGATTTTGATGAAGGGTATTTAATTACCGGCGATCTTGTCGAATTCACAACGACCGATGGCACCACCCTGGATTTTGTGGCATCTAGCGGCTGGGACAACAACACCGTTCAAACCAGCGGCAACTGGTACGTTTTTATTGACGAACTGGGCGGGATCAGGTTGTATGACAATTTTGACGACAGCTTGGAGGGTGGAAGCGCCGGCCTGATTGGGCTAGCGACGATTGCGCGTGATATTCCCATCCGCGTTGTTGTGCGTGACCGTGATACCCGTTTACTCGGTTCGATTACTGAATACGAGCTAAACACAAGCCGCGAGGTTGTTGATACCACATCTTTAAGTGATGAATATCGCCAGCAGTACAGCAGCCTAATTACTGGTTCTGGGCGGCTTGTTGCCCACTGGGATTACGCACAAAACACAGGCGACGAATCGGTGCATTACTTAATGCAGCTTGTGCTACGCACCGAAATAGGCTCTGGGTTTAAGGCAAAGTTTTACATCAAATCCGCCAATACAGACGCAGCCGCTGGGTCATTTTCATCGACACAACTGAACGACGCACTTTGGTGGGAGTTCGACGCCATCGTCACCAGCAGCGCCACCAGTTTTGCGCCAAGTGATCCGATTATCAGCACGATTGATTTTGTGGCCACTGGTCCGATCCACCTGCGAGCACGCACTACCGCCGAAAGCCGACTCCTGCAAGAATCGGGCGATCCACTGGTATTGGAGCAAGGCGGCTACTACCTGTTGGAAGACGAGGAGTAACGATTAAGATGGGTCAAGCATTAGTAGCCGCTCGGCGCGGAGGCGATCATCGCTGACCTACGCATCTCACAGTTAGCGGCACTTGCCGGCGCAGACCTAGCGGCAGGCGATCTGCTGCCTGTTGCCGACATCAGCGCCAGTGAATCGAAAAAAATCACCGTTACGGACTTCCTTGGTAATGCAGTCACGCTGATTGCAGACGCCACAATCCCTAACGCCAAGATCCTATTTAATAGCGCCACCGTCCCTGGATCGGCACTGGCAAACGGCGCGGTAACTGCAACTCAACTTGCTGACGACGCAGTAACTGCCGCCAAACTCGGCAACGAATCGACGGTTGACCTTGTAACCACGCTGCCTGCGAGCGGTGCGTTTACTGGTCAGTTTGCGCTAGACACCGACGACAGCAAGGCTTACATCTGGGACGGCAGCCAGTGGGTCAGCTTCAAAGCCGCTGGATCGGTCAATACCGTAGTTGGCAGTAGTGCGGGCATTGTCAACATCAGCGTTGCGACCGCTGGCGATCAAGTCACGATTACCACAAGCCTGGATAACACCAGCGGCGCTGCTGAGTTCTTGGCTGGCCCCACCGGCAACTCCGGCGCAGTTGGTTACAGACAAATCGTTGGAACAGACCTTCCGATTGCCACTAGCTCCACAAAAGGTGCGGTGATCGTCAACGGCGAAGGTCTGCGCATGGACTCAGACACCGCCAACACGATCGAAATTGATAACGATGTAACAGCTAGCGCAACGCATCATCTTGTTACTTACGACGACAAAGGTTTAATTACCGCTGGACGTGGCATCCAAACAGGCGACCTACCTGTTGCAACCACTAGCGCAAAAGGTGCCGTAATTATCGGTACTGGTTTATCTGTAAACGGCGCAGGTTTAGTCAACCACGCCAACAACGTAGTTTCTGGTACTGCCACCAAGGTCACTTACGACAGCGAGGGCCATATCACTGGCGCACTAAGTCTTGCCGCTGGTGACATTCCAGACCTTGCAACGTCCAAGATCACTACCGGCACATTTGGCACTGATCGAATTGCTAATGCAGGCATCACAGGCGCCAAGCTTGCAAACTATTCCGTCAGCAAAATTGGCGAAACACAGCCAACCGCTGATCACATCGGACAGTTCTTCTTTAATCCCCTTAGCCGCGACCTATTTCTATGGGACGGCAACGTCTTCCAACCGATCGGCATTTCAATCGGTGAAATTGTTTTCGCTGGAACATTTGATGCTTCTACAGGCGCTGGCACCGGCTTGGTGGCATCTGTAACGGCTGAAGGTACTGCTATCGGACTGGTAGTGGGCCAAGCATTACCTGCAGCAGCAGTAGCCAATAGTCGGTATTACTTGGTGGTGTCCGAAGCTGGCACAATTACATCAGGCAATGCCCCTAATGTTTCGCTAAGTCCGCCGGATATTATCCTTTCCAACGGCACATCATGGACTGAAGTTGACGTATCACAAACTGTCACGGCACAGGTTGCAGCCAACGTCAGCTTTACTCCCGCTGGTAACATCAGTGCCACCAATGTCCAAGCCGCACTAGAGGAACTAGATAGCGAAAAGGTAGGCGCAGCAAGTCCTACTTTTACCGGCAATGTCACGATCGACACCGCTGGAACGCTTATTTTTGAAGGCGCAACCGCCAACGCATACGAAACAACTCTGACAGTTACTGATCCAACGGCGGATCGCACAATTACGCTGCCAGATGTAACCGGCACAGTTATTACAACTGGCGATACCGCGAG